TCGTATGTTGCGGCTGGTTCAATAGCCGCTGCGTTAAATCCGTTCAGTTCCATGTGAGTTTTCCTTCTCTACTCTGCTACAAAATCTGCAAATGGGTTGCGGTCAAACGTGAAGGCCAGAGGCTCAGACACGTTAAACCGATTTTTTGTTACGCTCGACGCCTGTGGGTGACAGATGATTTCTCGCTCACCCGTCGAGATCGCACGTTTCTTGTCGCCATCACCGCCACGAACAAATGTCTTCAGCCTGATCATGCCCACCATATCGACATTGTCAGTGTAGTGAGGGATCGACTTTTTATGCATCCGCACGGTGTATCGTGCGTAGCTTTCTTGATCTGGTAGGTCGAGCATCTCAGTATCTGCGTGACCGATGAAGACTATGTTAAGTCCCTGATCGTACGCGAGTGATCCCGCCCATTCCCTGATCTGCCTGTGCCTTTCAGCCGCTGTGCTGTAGCCAGCGCCGTAACCGCCGCCAGCTTGATTGATGCTTTTTGCCTTTGGATCAGCAGCCACAATTTCAGCCTCGACCATAGTCGCAAGCTGGGTGATCGAATCAATCACCAGCGTCTTGTGGTCGTGCTTCTGTGTGGCAAGCGCCTCAATAGCGTCCAGCACGTCCTGCGTGGACGTTGCCAGTGGAAACAGGCTGACGTTGTCATTGCCTGCCAGACTGGCTGTGCCGTCCTCTGTGCGAATAAACACAGGTTTAGGAAACATAGCCGCCAGCGTAGTTTTACCCATTCCACCTTCGCCAAAGAGGGTGCAGATGATAGGCCGCTGGCCGCTTGGCTTCGATAGTGTTTTTAGATCAATCGCCATTACTCAATCCTCCATGCTCTGAAGCTGCCATCGTCCTGCTGTTGACAACGCACCAGCAGACCCATGCGCTTGGCTGTATTGCGGATGGATGTGGCCTGCGACTGCTCATCAACCACAACGCTGTCTCCAACGTCCATTTTACCCAGCAAATCTTTCCATTTGCCCGATCTGTCCCGCGAGGGTGCCGTCATTGGCACCCCCTTTTCGATCTTAAAACCCATCACCAATCTCCCTTAAATACGAGGGCAAATACCTCGTCCAAAATTTCATCCATGCTTCTCATTCTGCAAACTCCAAGTCTGGGTGGTCGCGCCACCTGTTTAATTTACGCTCTAACCTGATCTGGTCTGGGCTTTTACTTTGGCCGTCCATCACAGTGACAGAGGCCAAAGCAGCGATCAGCACCTCAAGCTCGACATCAGTCAGGCGCATCAAAGAGCCTCAACCTTGACGCCGATTTTTCCAGCTTTGGTTTCAAAGGCAGGCGCAATCTTGGCCCACAACTTTGGCTCATTAGCCAGAAGGTAACGGCACCCAGCGGCATCCGCGCTGATTGTGTGTTTGACTGGGTGTAGGTTAGTTGGAATTTTACGGCTGAGTTTGTCCCACACAATGGCATCAACTTTACGAGACACGGGCTGTGTCAGCGTAATCTTATGGCCGTCCAATTTATGGGAAATTGACCCCTCGTCTTTGACTTCAAGGGCCGCTGCGATCTGCTCTTCAATCGCGTGGCGCTTTGCGGTCAGCGCCTTCTCTTGAGCTTTGATATCCAGCCAATCTGCGGCAAGAATATCGACATTGATATTGTCCATTTCTTTCTCCATTTTTTCACATTCACTTTTTCTACACGCCGATCTTTACTAAATGGTTTTGAGCATGTAAAGCTCTTTTTTGAAATAATGCAAAATTGGAGACCACAATGGAAAATATGATACCTCTGGAGACAATAAGAGACGCCCTGCAAGATCGACGTTTGACGGTTGTGGCAGAAAAATCTGGGCTGTCGCACCCCACGGTGAAGGCCGTGGCGACAGGCAACGAACGAATCAGTTTGAACACTTGGAGGAAATTGTCAGAATATCTCACCGTATATAAATAGAGGGTCAAAAAAAATGACTAACGTGGAAGAGTATTGCGATAAGCTGGGCTGGTATTTGGTTACGATACCCGCTGGCACAAAAGGCCCAACCCGCTTTGGCTGGCAAAAGCCAGAGCAGGCACTGTCTGATCCAGAAGCCGCCAGAAAATATTACGAGCAAAACCCCACCCATAATGTGGGGTTGCTGCATGGGGCCAGCGGAACCTGTGCAGTAGACATCGATCATGTCGAGCATACCAAGATGATTTTTGAAGAACTGGGCATCGATTTCTCAGAGCTAATGCAGTCGGCACCACAAATCATTGGGCGCGAAAATCGTGGCAAGCTGATCTTCAAGGCACCGCCTGATTTAATCACCCACAAAATATCGTGGCCTGTCGAGGGCGATCCCAGAAAAACAGAAGTGGTTTTTGAGTTACGCGCTGGGGCCGTGCAGGATGTCCTGCCACCATCAATTCACCCAGACACTGGGCGCCCATACGAGTGGGCTGGTCGTTCAATCTTCGATGGACTGCCAGACCTACCGCCGCAGCTTCTCACAATCTGGCGCGAGTGGGATAAATTTCGGCCACAGATGGTGGCGATCTGCCCGTGGCGGCGTGAGCCAGAATTTCAGCCACCGCGCAGGCCAAGGCCAAAGGGTGACGGCACGTCTGTCATCGACGCCTTTAATGAGGCCCACGATATGCACAGTCTGCTAAAACAGTACGGCTACAAGCAGACCGCAAAGGATCGATACCTGTCGCCAAACAGCACGTCCAAACTGGCAGGGGTCAAAGTATTTGATGATGGTCGAGCCTTCAGCCACCATGCCAGTGACCCGTTTGATTCGGCCCACAGCTTCGATTGCTTTGAGCTATGGACGCAGTATGAACACACGGGAAACGTCACCAAGGCGGTCAAAGACGCCGCTGCGTTCCTAAACGTCAGCAACAATCCAGATTACGAATATGATGAAGAGGCAATCAAGCACGGCGCAAAGGTGGCGGCGTCCATTATGTCCAAGCCAGCAGCCAAGGCCGAGCCGCTGGGCAATATACCAGATCATCTGCTGTCGATACCGGGCGTTCTGCAAGACGTGGTCAACTATTATTCGATCACCGCCATCAAGCCGCAGCCCCAGTTTGCTGTTCAAGCGGCCATCGCCTTTGGCTCCACAGTGATGGGCAGGCGCTGGGTGACAAACCAGCGGAACTTCTCCAGCCTATATCTGCTTAACATTGGTGAGACAGGCAGTGGTAAAGAACACAGCAAGACCGTTCTGGAGCGGCTGCTGGAAGAGGCTGGTCTGGAAGACCTGATCGGGCCAGCAGGCTACACGTCTGGCGCAGGCGTGATGTCCACACTGACCAAAAAACCAGTTCACGTCAGCGTGATCGATGAGATGGGCCGTATGCTCAAGTCAGCAGCGGCCACGGGGATGCAGCACAAGGCTGACGCTTTGACATCCATTATGGAATGCTTCGGACGTACAGACGGCGTCATGCGGCAGGCTGGATACGCAACCAATACAATGAAGGCCAGCGAGGCCGAAAAGTTGGAGAAGGTGGTCAGGCGTCCATCCTTGACGCTGGTGGGCATGTCCACGCCGTCAGAATTTATGAAGGCAATCGGCGGGGGAGATGTGGCGTCTGGTCTGTTGAACAGGTTTCTTATCGTGAAGACAGATATCGGCGTCCAGCTATCGCAAGAAATCACAACGTCCACAATTTCAGAGCGGCTCAAGTCTTGGGCCAGCGATCACGCTTACGCCGTTAACGGGACGCTAGACCCCGGATCAACGCACGATGTGCCGCCCTCACCAATGGAGGTCAGCTTCACCCCAGAGGCCAAGGCGATCCTGAGACGATACGAGGAGCGTCTGGTGGATGCTATCAGGGCAGAGGCAGGCACTGGGCTGGAGGCCATGTATAATCGCTCCAGAGAGATCGCCATGCGGCTGTCGCTGATCATTGCCAGATCAATGGGACAGGAAAGTATCGGGCTGGACGCAATGCAGTGGAGTATCGATTACGTCGAGCATTACGCCACTGAGACGATCAAGATGTTCAAGGCCAATATGGCAGACGGCCCCTTCGATGCCTGCTGCAAGGCAGTGTTTACCAAGATTGAAACAGCGGGGCTGGGGGGCATCACGGAGAGCCAGATCACGCGTAGCGTGGGGGCATTCGCAAATATGGACAGACGTAAGCGTGGAGACGTTCTGGACGCTTTGGCAAACGATAGGGGCATAGAGTGCCGCAATCTGAACGAAGGG